ATGGATCGCGCGTTTCAAAACGGATGCGGGCCCCGCGCGGCCAAGCCGTTTAAAATCCTGAAAAAACGTTCAACTACCAGTGTCGCCAGCTATCAAGTCAGTCCGCATACAGCAAGAATCTTCAAAGAAAACGAACGGCTGATTGACGAGTATAAACGAAAAAAAGCATGATCACACTAAAAGGACAAGGGAAAACCGCTCTTGTCCTTATTCCTTTTCCGATGAGGGTTACATATACTAAAACAAACAGAGGACATTGTCAGGTGATAAAGTGAAAAAATTGGTGAGGCGTGTGAAGTTTGTTGATTACGGAAGGTTTGGACTTTCCGGATATTCGCTTCGGGTGAGGGAGCGGAGTGCAGGGATTTTAAAAAAATTGAAGAAGAAAAAATAAATCCCGGAGAAACTCCGGGATTTTTGGTCAGCTTAATTGCGATGCGATCTTCGCTTTTGTCGCGGGCCCGAAAATGCCATCGGCCGTTAAACCGTTAACAGACTGAAAACGCGCAACGGCATCCGCTGTTTTCGGTCCGTAAATGCCGTCAATTCCATTGTTGACAGCGCCTTTATCAGGATAAAAATACAGCGCGGCAAGTGCCCGTTGCACCTGAAAAACATGTTCTCCTGAGGTATATGGTGTTGTCAATTGAATGATACCATCAGGGAGCGGATAGAGCTCGGGTTCTTCAGCGGACGATGGAGCACTTACAATTAACACTTGACCGACCTGAATGAGATTGGGGTCTTCGATATTGTTCCACTCTTGCAGCTGAGCAACAGTAACCCCGAACATTCTCGCTATGGATGTAAGTGTGTCACCTTTTTTCACGACGTAGGTTTGGCTGCCGCCTCCGCCAATCCCCGCTTTGAACGAATCCCACGTACCCAACAGCTTGCTCGGGCATTCCTTCCCAGACCAATATTTATGAGGGACAACATTGGCGAGACTGATATTGTGCTCACTCATTAATGTTTTGATCAGCCATTGGGCATTTGCTGTTGCTTTTGCAAAGTCTCCATCGACATTTTCGCAAATTTCAATTCCGATAGAGGCCCGGTTGCCGCTGCCATTTCCGTCTCCCGCATGCCAGCCGTTTTCATCTAAAGGCAAGTGCTGATAAATTTCTGTATCATCAACAGTAAAATGCCAGCTTGTCGTCGTACCAGGATTTTTCAAATAGCGGGCGTGCGCAGCAGCATCCGCTCCTGCTGCGGTATTCGCTGTATTGTGCACGGTAATGTAAAGCGGCGTCATTGCATAGCCAGGACGGTTATTTGCACCGACTGGAATAAAGTCTTGAATAATGTTAACCATTTTCATCTCTCCTTATTTCGTCAGATTATTTTCCTTTAACAAGTGGCGCTGTTTTTTTCCTTTTTCTGTTACATAGTTGTTTTTAAACCAAGCGGCAAGTGTCGTTCCAATTGTAAAGGCGATAGAACCTGCTGAATAAAGGGCGTCAGCAAGCTGATTGACCTGCTCCTCTTGAATATCCAATGGTGATTTGCCAAGCATCAGCATGGTCTGGTTGATTAACGCAACCAAAAGAAGCACCGTCCTGATGACCGTGCCCTTGTCAAACGTTTTCATGAAAATCCCCCTTTAATGCTGCAGCAGGTTGTACATAATGGCGATCGTTCCACCGATGATCCCTGTACAAACTGCTGTAATAATAGCACCTGTGATGGTGCGTTTAATCCATGTTGTATTTTCTTCAATTTTGTTTAATTTTTCATTCAGCGTCATGATTTGCTGGTCTTGCCGGTCAGACACGCGTTCTAATGCGGAAACCCTCTGCTCAAGCGCTTTGTGCTCGCCTTTCATGTCTGCTAAATCCTGCTGAAATACATTCACATCTGTCTCTTGCTGCATATTCACTCCTCCTTTACATGCGGATCACCTCCCTTCCGAGGTCCGAAATGGTTACGAATTTACGGTTCCTTTTATCGATAGAGTCCCGCCGGTGATACCGGCGATCTCCATGATGATCTCCTTAAACCCTTTAATTTCAAAGGCCCACGCCTCAGCTTTCCCTAACGTACCTGAGGCAGCGGAAGCATCATCAGATCTCACGCCTCTGATCGGACGTTTCTGTCCTGACACCGATTTGCCCCAAAATTTGACCTCACTCGTTTCCGCTGTGCCGTATACTTCAACGAGTAAATGAGCGGCGCTACCCACGGATAAAGCGGCGCCTTCGCCGGCGGACTCAGCATTTTCGTGAAAGACATGGTCAAATGTGTTGCCGGCTTTTACTTTCAGCCGTCCATCATCTGTCTGAATCTCTGAAAAATCAATCTGCAAAGGGGCTTTTTTACTTACTCGCACGTCCATTTCTCCTGCGCCGACTGATTGATACAAGACAAACTCTGATTGCTGAAGATTCCCGTTCACATAGCGGAAGCGGTAATAGCGTTTAGAAAGATACACCCAGTCCGTCTCCGTCAGGATACCTGCTGCGACATTCACTGCTGCTGTCGTCGTCCAAGCATTATTATTGTCGCTTTCTTCTATGAAGAGCGTGCCTTCACGATCTGCATACGCCCAGCTCTTTACCTTCGAAATCAGAACTGCGCCCAGCCGGTCTTGCCCGAGCTGGCTGTATGCCTCAGTCGCCTTTAAAGCAGCGTTTGTTAAAATCTCCGCAACACCAGATAAGTTCGAAACAGGTGTCACAAAGTCATTTTTTCCTCCTCTATAGGGCTTTACAGCTCCAGCTTTTCCAGTCTTATCGAGAGGAAATTCATATTGATACTTCACTATCTTCATCCTCCTTTTGATCTCAAAACAGGCAAAATAAAAAAGCCTTACATGGCTTTACCGGTAATTTCTTTATACTGGTCGGATGTAATCAATCGTTTGTTCACACCTTCTGCCAGATCCTCAATCGAACAGTCTTTATATGCTAGAGCTTGTTTCACCATATCTGTTGTCGCCCACTCGTAATAGAGGGCAAGCACCCAATAATTCATTCAGCATGATCTCCTTTCAAGGAAAGTAGTGAAAGCTTTATATCTGCCAGTTCGCTTCCTAAAGTTTTGTTCAATTCTTCAAGCTGCTTGCGTGCCAGCTTTTCCTGTGACAATTGCTGAGCGAGCAGCTCCACCTGATCAGGCGGCTCATACGGCGGGTTTTTTTGTGATTCCTCCCACCAGGATTCGAGTTCTTTTTGGGTCGGGATGGGGGCACGCAGGTTCCATTCAGCTATATAAGACCCTTCCCCGTCATTTTGAACGATAAAATCTCTTGTTGGGTCTGCACTGGGGTATTTAAACATGATTGCTTCTGCGATCATCATTTTGCCTCCTATCTTATACTGTAGGATAGTTAAGTCCTCCAAGTTCTTGGACGTCTATATAGTTGTATAGCTCGTTAAAATCGGATACACCTCTTCTATCATCACCGCTATAATTGCAATAACAATAGATCTCTATATAGTCACCTTTGTTCATAGGAACGGTTACATTACCATTTAATCCAAGGTACATTTCATTTTGCTTATCAACAAAGTCCCCTCTCTTATGGTCAATTGGTTTATACAATGATCCATTTAGATAGAGTTTCAGATGAAAATTGATGTAAGCCGGTGTATTTATCATATACAGCCCAACTCCTACTAAAAACATTCCATCATTAGGGGCAACGAATCTACTATTTTTTGTATCAAAAGCATTGTGACTATCTTTTATTTTGCGTTCAAACTGAATTTTTGTATGGTTAGCTTTATTTAAATATTGTATGCTGTTGGCCCGAATATTGGCATGTGCAAATCCAGAAATTTTATGCCAAGCCGTCCAGCCTGAACCACTCCACCAGTGGCGTAACCATGTACCAGTACTATCAAAATAACTGCCAGATTCGTTTCCTCCACCATAAAAATATTGAGTAAACCTATAATCATGATATTTCTCATTTTTCACAATTCCATAACCAAGTGGATAACCCGTCTTATTTCCTTGACCAACATCCATTAGTGTTAGCCCTTGGGGATATTCATTACCTCCAGTTCTTGCGTCTTGAATTGCACTAGAGCCTGTAAGTACAGTTAACTTTTGATTTGTATAATTTGTGTCAACATAGTTTTTTGCATCAGCCAGCGCTTTATCTGCTATGGTTTGAGCACTTGCCTCAGTCTCGATCTTATTCCAACCTTTAAACACGCCGTCTGTATGGATCGTTGCCGTCCAAAAAGTTCCGTCATAACTTCTAGAGGCCAAAATTGTTTTTCGCCCGCTACTCCCTGTTTCGATTACATCATAGTTATACCATGATCCATCTCCTGAAACAGGATTGTTTATTATGACATTCCCTAATGCATAATAAAAGCCAGATGGCAGCGTTAATAAGTCAGTCCCATCTGGGATTTTAGTCCGGCAGCCTTGAGTATCAGTTAATTTATATAGTTGTGCATTATTCCATTTGTCTTTATCGGATTGTGTTACATGGATATCTGTTTTATTGGCATGTCCATCTATCTTTGACTGCGCCTCCGTTGTAGACTCAATTTGATACCAATTGATCGCACTATCGTTAGCGTTATAGAAAAACCACCAAGCGTTACCTCTCACATCCACAGCATATCCAATGCCTATTCCTAGCTGACCGACCAATTGCATACCTCGAAGACTTGCGTTTGACGGATTATCTGTGACCGCGTTTGTTCCATAGAAAGTAACAGTCCCAACATCTTTGAGCGAATCATAAAAAGATCCAGATGACAGGTTAATTTTTTGTGTCCCGTTATCGGCAGTTACTTTAAATAACTGTCCCGAATTCCATTTATCTTTATCGCTTTTATTTACATGTATTTCAGTTTTTTCTTCATGGCTCCTCACCTTAAATCGAGCGCCTTCTGAAGTTTCTAATTGAACCCAATCAGTCCAGCCGGAAGCATTCAGGGTTTTTCGCCATGTACCTCCTTCATAATCCATTGCCAAAGCTTCTCCATAAGATTTGCAGCCAATATACAATCCTCTAGTGGCAAACGGTGGGGTATTGATTCCCGTCTTATCAGTATAAAAGAAAAAGGTTTGATCCAATTCTTCCACAATCTTGTGAAAATCCAGACCGTTTTGGATGCTTGCTAGATATTTTCCTTTTTCATCAGTTAACTTAGTTAATTGTGCGTTGTTCCACTTTGTTCTCTCACTGGATGAAATGTGTATGGTTTCATCTGAAATATGCTTGTCAAAATCCTTCTTCGCCGCCTGCTGCACGTTATCCACGTTCCCCAGCCCGATTTGCGCCTTTGTTGTGTTGTGGGGGTTGTTCATGTCGTTTTTGTGGGCAGCCAGGTCTGTGTGGGCGTCTTTTATTCCTTTTTCCCAGCGGTTGACGTCGTCTTCGTTGATCGGATCGTCCGGGAGCCAGTCTGTTTTTTCATCGTATGCCATGTTTACACCACCTCAAAAGTAAATCTGAAATCGAGTGTTCGGTTTTCGCTGACGTCCAGGTCTGTTTTTCTTTCTGTAATGATGTTGCCCAGCTCGTCAAAAATTTGGACCGTTTCGATATGCTTAATGTCTTCTTCGCGTTTTGTCAGAACGGTGACTGTCGCTCCGTCAATGGCGAGTGCTGTTATTTCTGTTTTTTGTCCGTTAAGCAGCACGTGATCAATTCTGCTTTTCAGATCTGCCGCTGTACGTTCTCTGTATATGGTTGAAATCAAGTTAAAACCACCTCATTGTTGTTAAGGGTGACCGAATAACCGACTTTCAGCTCACTGGCTGTTCGGTATCTGCGGTGATTCAGGATGACTGTGTCTTTGATTTGAAGCGTCTCATTCAATCCGCCTCTGAGCGTATACGCCAAATGAGCGGGCTTCATGTTTTCTATCGTTTCGATCAGCTCATTCATGTGCTGAAGGTCATCAACATTGATATCGACGTTAAATCTGTATTCGCCGGGAAGCAGACGGACCTGCGCAGACGGATTTATCAAAAAGCGGTTCACCGCCTGCTCAATGGCCTTGTAAGTAATTGGCGGGATGTTCGACATTTTTGAAATAAGCCGCAATCTTCTGATCTCGTCGTTGTCGCCTGATTCCCGCGGGACATTTAAAATCTTTTCCCAGCGGCTGAGCCCCCATGTCGCCGTCGGCACAAATAATTGATCGGTCAGATCAAATATGCTGTTATTCTGTTTGTCAAACTCAGGTGCCTCCGCTTTCAGCAGCTCGGCCATTTCTTTAAGGCTGGTGAGAAATGGCGGCAGGTACGCTGTCATGTCATCTTGTTTGCTCAATGATCTTCACCTGCCCAAGCTTAGGAATTTCCACGTCGCTCAGCACGAGATTTTCAGACGTGCCATTGATTTGAATATTGGCGTAGTCACTGACTGACGGTGAATTATAAACAATATTGTTGATTTGCGATAGACGGATGACGTTATCTACAAACGCCATTTTCTTAAAAAGATTTAAAACGCCTTCTTCAATTTCCGCCTTGACTTCATCAATCGAGTGATTGATCTCAGGCAGCACTTCGGCAGAAATCTCAACTTCCTTCCAGACCGCGCTTTCCACTGTGACAACGGCTCCAATTGGCGCCTGCCCCTCACCCTGTCCCGGTTCAGGATCGATATAATCCTTCACTTTTTGAATTAAGATATCGGAAGCTGGCTCGAGCTTGGCATTCGTGACGACAATTTTGACCGTGCCGTCCCCGTTCCAAAGCGGGAAAATTTTCGCCTTCCCAATACCGTCCACTTCTTCAGCCCACTCTTTATAATGCATTTTATTGGCACTGACAGCCTCACGCCGAACCCTTGTAAAATACCGCTCTCTTAAGCTGTCGTCTCCTTCTTCCTCGCGGCCCGGAATGAGGATTTCCTTGACAATGGCTGTTTCTAATCCGGGAATGGTATCCAGTGACAGTAAATTGCGTCCGGTCAGGTTGGCGTTTCCTGCTTCACCAGGTGTTTCACAGACGAGCGTCCCATCTGCTGTATATTGAAAATAAAGATTATCCACATAGAAGCGGGAGCCGGCCGGAATGGTCACACCAGACGTAAACTCTCCCGCTCTGACCGCCTTTGTCGCGGCTGTCCGTTCAATCCCAGCTTCCGCTGCGCGCCGGTCTAAAAACTCCCCTTGCGCGGTATCGGAGAAGACGAGCTCTAGCACAGTATCCAGCCATATATATGACTTCGCAAGCTCGGCCGCCGCCGGGGCTAACGCATTATAAATGACACTGCCTTCTCTTGTGTCAATATCTGCGGAGATGCTGTTCAGCATACGCTCCATAATCTCCTCAAAGGTCTGATCCTCAAACATCTTCGCCAATCACCTCCTCAATCTCAAGCGTCCCTTCATCTGTCTCCACCACGAAGGAAACATGAAACACATCGCCTTGTTTTTCAATCTCAAAATCTGTTACAGCAGATATCCGGTCGTCATAAACGAGCGCTTCCTCTATCAGCCTCGGAATCTCCATTTTTTTATAAGCATCAGTCGTCTCATGATCTGTCAGCACGTCCTGAAGTTCATTGCCGACATTATGGCTGTATACGGAATACGCATAGCGCTCTGTCTGTAAGGCGATATACACAAACTGTCTGATCGCTTCAAGACCGGTAATCAGCTCATTTGTAATTCTTCCGTTTTCAAAATCGATTTTGTACGTTTGCGAGGTTTCAATGACTTCACTGTCATCTTCAAAATCCTCAAACTCAACTTCCGGTGTCAGGGCCATGATGCCCACTCCTTTATAACAAACTAAATAAAAAACCCCTTCTAGCTGAAGCGGTTTGTCTATACTTTATCTAAAATAAAAAACGATTGCCCGCCAGTCAGAGCAGCTGTCATAACACGGTCTCCCGGCTCGAGTGCATCGTCTCCTCCGGACTGCATCCGTTTTGGGATGATGAGGGCGTCAGCCGGTATGATCAGTTTGCTGTTTTCATTTAACTTGATCTCAACAGGAGAAACCGAAACCACCTCAGCTGGGAGCAGCTCCACCGGAGACTCAGCGCCAACTGCGCCGACTGCCAAGTGTTTAATAGCCTCACTTAACCTCATCAGGACGCTCCTTCCGGCATCGCATTCTTTTCGACAACATCAATGGTCATCGTATGTTTCGTTCCTTTAAATTCGTGCCGGTCTGTATCTACCCAATAGGTTTTTTTGATTCCCGCTTCCGGAATGGATATATAGACAGGCAGTCCGCTCTGCACTTCCGGAATGCCGACCGCCTGAATATTTTTCAGTTCTTTCTTCACGCCCTTTTTTTCAGCAAGACGCACATCTGCCCGCCGCTGAAGCTGTGCTTGGTTGATGTCATCTGTGACCGTTTCCGTATATTGAAGCACACCGTATTTATTTAAGCCTGAACTGTCTTTGGCAGACGCTTTATACGTCTTATTGTCCTTCTGCCGGCGGAGCACCACCCGTGTTGCAGTGTCATTTATAGAAGTGCTGTATTGGTAGCCCGTAATATTGACGCCGGTTTCGAGCACCCATACTTCTGACGGATCTGGCCACGCGCGCAAACCGAGCTTTCCTTTTTCCGAATACAGCTGGTAATGCCGTCCTGTCTGGCTTTTCGTCTGTTTCAGCGCTTTTAAGATGATGTCATACAGGCTCGTATCATTTTTAATGACAAGGCTTTTGATTGTATGGCCTGTGTTCGCAATCGAGGCAGTCGGTATTTGAAAATCATTGGCGATTCTTCTGATCATCTGGTCAGCCCGCTGATTGGAAAAGACGTACACACCCTGGTTTTTGACCAGATACTGAAGCATATCGTATGCGCTGAAAGCAAGCGTATGCTCATCCGGGGTTCTCGCAAAAACAATGCCCCGAAAAAGCTCTTTTCCCTTCCATTTAAACAAGACCGTATCTCCTTCTGAGACGCTGTAATATGTCTGGTTACCCTGTTTGATGACAATGGTCGCTTCAATGGAGCGCGGCGCCTGATAACGATGTCCTTCCAGTGATACGCTTTCAGCTACCAGCTCAAGCCACTCTGTGTCTTTAATAACGAACAGTTCTATCATCATACTTCACCTGTTTCATTGCGGTATCTTTAATTTTTGGCCGGGGAAAATCCAGTGGCCCGGCTGCCTGATGTTTCGTTTGCTTCGTTTGATCATTGCTGTTTTATTGGCGTTCCAAATTTTGTGCCATTGCGTGCTGTTCCCATAAAATCTGCCGGCAATGTCCCACAGCGTGTCTCCCTTTTTCACTGTATAGGTTTTCGGAGAAGCCTTCGACGGGCGTTTTGCCTTTGTTTTTTTCTTCTGCTTGATTTTCCGTGGGGAAGCGGTTTTGTATTCTTTTAATTGAATATCAAACGAGCGATCGCCGATATCCTGCTGGCCTTCGCTATAGGAAAAACCTTCAATGCTGCATGTTACATTCACTTTAGTTCCCGTAATCAAAAACTGAACCGGTTTTTTGGCCTTCATCCATTTTTCAATTTTTGTTATCGCATTTTCCGGGGATGGGAAGTTTTGATATTCAGCTATCGGGCTGTATTTCTTCGGAAAAAACGAAGAGAACGAAATTTCTTTTGCTCCCTGTTCGTCAATAAATGTAAGGTCACCAAACTTGGCTACTTTAACCGTTTCATTCTGAACCGTATTTGAAATATTTAACTGGTCGGGAAGAACGGGGAGCCGCAGTTTGTCCTTCCCTTGTGAAATCCAAAATTCATATACGGATTTAGTCAAATGCAACGACTCCCTTCGTTCCAATATTGATATCCTTTTGCAGCTCGTCTATGAGCGCCTGTTTGATTTTCGCCGCTAGGCTTTCAGCATCTTGTCCATTATGGAAGTGCTGGTCACCGTTAAATTGAATATAAATCTCTTTTGATCCGGAAACCGCTGCCGCCGGCCGGCTAGCTGAAGTAACAGCTGAAACTTGCCCTGATGAAAGCTCAGATTGCTGGGATTGAGATGGATCTGTCACTTCCATACCAAGAGCCTGTGCCGCTCTCTGAAGGAGGTAGCGGCCGCGTATGCCCCGCTCTTCCGGAATGATCCATTCTCGCTTGTTTCCTTCACCGACACGGGCGATTTGTTCTTTTGTGATCAGCCCGCCGTTGGCATAACCGACATAGGGACCGCCACGTTTAAGACTTTTAATACCAGGTACATTATCAATTGATCCGTATCTGCTTTTGATATAGCCGATTGCGGCAGCAGCGTTATGAATCGGATTTCGAATGTTACCCATGCCCGGTGCTTTATGAGCATTAAATGTGGTCGGAACGGTCTGCATGAGTCCTTGTGATGGGTTTCCCGCCTTCGCGTTGCTATCCCACAGGTTAATAGAGTTAGGGTTGCCCCCTGATTCATACTGTGCAATCGTCATTAATCCCGAGAGCCAGCTCAATGGTGTCTTTGTGGCCATCATTGCAGCCATAAGCCACTGTTTCACATTTCCGCCTACTGCACCCATTCCTGAATAAGCAGCTGCCAGTGATCCAGCTTGTTTTTCAGCATATTTTTTCACATCGACAGAATCTAGACCTTTTACAACACCCACAGAGGCAAAACGCCCCAAGCTCATCATGACACGGGAAGGTGAATGGATATCTAATTCCTCACGGAAAGCCTGTTCCACTCGCTTCGCCATATCCTTTGCAGCTTGTTTCACTTCATTGGATTTAGAATTCATGCCTGTCACAAAGTTTCCAACCAAGCCGGACCCCCAGCTATTGGATGTGTCTTTTGAACGCAGGAACGGTTTGTCAACATGTGAGCTTACATACTGCGCGGTCCCTGTTTGGGTTGAGTTTTGCCCTTGCGCAAAGCCTTTGACCGTCCCTGTGCCCCATGATGATGATTTGTTCACAGTCGCTTGGAATGGTGTTTTGACCTTAGATTGCAAAAAGCCGTCCGTTCCGGTTGCAGTGCCGTTTTGCCCCTTAGTATAGCCGCTCACCATTTGTTTTCCGTAGTTTGGTGAAGCAGAAATCATTTGTGTAAATGGCGTATTGATGTTTTTCTTTTTCCAGTCTTCCATTTTGACCGGCTGATTGCTGATGCCTTTATCAAAGCCTTCTGAAAATTGCTGTCCGAGTGTGGACGCTTGGCCTGTAAGGTTTGCAGTGTCCATTGACGGAGAGGCTGATCCTGATAACGGGCTGGCAGCAGCTGCTCCTCCTGAAACCGATACCGGACTTGCAGCTGAAGATGAAGCGGCTCCCATGTCGTCTACGACTTGCATACCGAGCTTAGACGCTGCTTGTGAAAGAAGCATTTTGCCTCGACCTCGGTTGTTATCAACCGGGATAACGAATTCCTTGCCGGCTTCACCGATCCACGAGATAGTCGGTTTGGTGATATAGCCGCCTGTGGCGTTCTGATTCAGCGCTTGTTGAAAAACAGTCATATTATTATTTGATGGAGACTGAGCAAAAATGTTATTAGTAGTAGTTTTAGAACTAGTTTTCTTCTCTTTCGAATCCTTTTTGCTTGGTTTTTTCTTGAGGTGAGTAACTTCCTCTCCCCTGTGTATTACTTTTGCAACGAAACCTCCAACTGCATCTTTTATATCGAATAGCCATGAAAATTTCTCAGCAATTGCCTCTGATACTTTAACCAATGGATCTTTCACATGTTCATTAAACCAAGTTTCAATTCCATCCCATGCATCCTCAAAAAATTTCCTTGCATCATCAAATTTTTCTTTTATCGAAGTTTTAATATCATCTACTTTTTTGACTATCGGGTTCCATACATTATCATAAAACCAATTTGACACGCTTGACCAAACATCAGAAATAGTAGTCCATGCATCGTTAATCTTACTCCAAATCCATGTTGCCGCATTTGATACTGCTTCACTCACAGGGTTCCATACATTGTCCATGAACCACGTAGAAACAGTAGACCATATTCCAGAAATAAAAGTCCAAGCGTTACATAATCCTGTCCATATCGTTGTAGCCACAGTAGTAACCGCTCCGCTTATTGGATCCCACACGTTATCCTTAAACCATGGGTAGACAACATTCCATACTGCCACTATGCCATCCCAAGCATAAGCAAACAGACCTACTATAAAATTAATTACGGGTACAGCTACATTATAAATAGGCGTAAACACATACTGGTCAAACCAAGTTGAAACTTTACTCCATGTATCTTCAATCCAAGTTATTGCCCCATTGGCTGTATCAGAGATTGAATCCCATTTTCCACTCCACCACTCTTTGTTAAAAAGTGATTTGCTTATATTCTCCTTTAACTTAGACGTATCAAACATCTTACCAATGTTCTTACCTGCTTCTTCTCCGCCGATAGCGCCTACTAAACCGCCGCCGATTCCACCGATAGCGCCTCCAATTGCTGTCCCTTCCGGACCAACGAAGGATCCAATTGTCGCACCTGCTTCTGCTCCGGCAGTTGCACCTGCTTCGGCGCCGACAATGCGTCCTCCGATTGAACCAACCTTTTCGCCAGCATTATCTTTATTGATTCCAGCTAAATCGAACATCGCTAAAGCAGATCCTACGTATGGAACAGCCTTTCCCATGCCTCTGAACGCTTTTCCTAGTTTGGATGAATCCTTTCCTAGCGATTTTAATCCTCCAAGCCAGTTCTTTACCTTCGAACCTGAAGTCCGAGGGGCACTTTCACCAGATGTGCCGCCCTGGCGTCTTCTTATCACTTCTCCAGGAACCTTCAGCGTTCTGTTTGGAGCCTTTGTCGGGCTTTTCTTTTTTCTATACGTTTTTTTCTTTTTAGTGCCCGGACTGATACCTCCGTCTTCACAGCAGCCGCAACAACAATTTCCGCCTGTATTACGATTAAGGACTTTTTTATCTTTTTCAGAATCCTCGCCTGAATCTTTCTTTTTTTGAGGGCCTAGAATTTTATCAATGATCTTATCGAACACATCATTTTTCAGCTTTTCTAATAATCTCTCTTTGAAACGATCTAAAAAAGCTTTTCCGATTTCGTTGAGTGTATCCTTAATCCAAGGCCAAGCGGATTTGGTCCACCAATCCTTTAGCCAACCTTTTATTTTTCCGACCCATCCAGGTTTTTGATCTGAGCTTTTATCAGACCCTTTATCCGAGGATTTGTCTGATTCTTTCTTAGATGTCTCTTTGTTAATCGGGCTTTCTTTTTTATTGATTTTGTCTGATACTTTTGACTTAACAACAATCTTTACAGAATACGTTTTTTCAAATTTCCTCAAAAGTGCTGTTAATCGATTAACGGTTTTGGTGATTTCATCGATGACTTTTAATTTAACAGTATAACCGTTTTTTAAATTTTTCTTGATATAACCAATCATTTTTTTAACTGTTGACGTAACCTTGTCATCTGGAACCAAAAGAAATGATAGCTTTTGATTAGATAGCATCTTCTTTATTTTTTTATATGCAGTTCTTGTCCTGTCTACCAAAGATACAGTCAGCTTGGTTTCTTTCGGCAGGCGTTTTAGTTTTTGTTCAATCGCTTCCAGCTTTGCAGTTGCTTGATCATCAAGTACAACTTTGATTTCTAGTGATTTCGCGAATTTTAAAATGATGTAGTCATTTATTTTTCTCAGCCGGTAAAATGCCTGATCTTCTGCTCTGATACTGATTTTGATTTGCCGATTAATGGTTTTGACTTTTTTTTCGACCTCTTGGAATCCTTTATGTATCCGTTTTAGTTTTTTAGATACCTTGTCTTCGAGATCAAAACGAGCTGTTAATTTTGCGATATTAGTTCCCTCCTCTCCTTGATTCTTTTTCTAATCGTTCTAGCTTATAACCTATCAACCCAAATAAAAGAGCTTTGAAATGTTTTGGTGCTTCGTATAATTCAAGAAGCTGGGATGGCGAATAATGAAGCTCATGCATTGCATAGTACAAATACACAGCTTCCTTATCGCCATCCTTTACTAGTTTTTTGCTTCTTCTTCTAGATCTTCAAGATCATCCTCAAACCCATTGATTTCAATAGCCTTATTCAGCCAGTTTGCATACTCTCCCCCCACAGATAGTACACGTTTCGCCACTTCTACTGGATCCGCTGTTTTGTAAGCTTCCCTTAAATCTTTTGAACGAAAATCAGGATAAATAGTAGATTCGATGGCAATTCTCGCATAAAAGCGCTGGGAGTCTAAATCTTTCACACGGCCGCGGCCTTTCACATTTTTAAATGTGGTATTTTCTTTCTCCAATTCATCAATTCGTTCGGTTGTAATTGGTTTTAAAATAAACGGAATGACATTCCCTTTTTTATCAACAAAACGCTTTGAGATCGGTACTTTGATTTCTTCGGCTTCAATTGTTTTTCCCGGCATAAAAAAGGAAAGATCATATACGTTTTCGTTCTTCTCGCTCATGTAAAAAACTCCCTTATCTCTTTTTGATTGATTTCATCATGTGTAAAAACAGACCTTTCTGAGAAAGGTCTGCATATGGCTACTTTAGTTTTGATTAAAACGTGTCAGAAAGCTTTTCAGGCACGTCGAAGTCTTCGAATGTAAATGGCACTTCTTCTTCTAACGCTTCTGAATCGACATCAAGACTTGCGATTTTGGCAGAATCAAAGTTGACGTCGTACAGCGTGACGCGCTCTGTGCCTCGTCCGGAGGATTTATCATCAAGCACGGCTTGGAGTGTGAAGTAAGGGTCGCTGCCTTTTTTGACATAATCCATCATCAAGAGCACGAATTTTGATGTGACTTTATAGAACGTTGCTGTTCCAGTTCCGTTTGCCCCTGTTGTTTTATGGCCTGTCATGCGGCGGCCCATAATGTTTACTTCAGACTTGTTTTTCTCGACGTTCGCTTCAAACGTTTTGATGTGCGCCATTTCCTCGCCATCGAGAAATAAGCGGCCTTCTTTTCCTGAGATTGTATTTTGAGCTTTTAATGCCATATTAGTTTACCTCCACATTAAAGTAGAATTTTTCTGCTGCGTCGACAGGCTGTACAGCCAGGTCAATCAAGAAGCCGTCACGGTCTTCATTCATTGAAATGGTGATATCTCCATCAGAATCAAAGCCGGTGATACCGCCCGCATCCTGAAGTGTTGTCATGTATTGCGTGATCATCGTTTTCACATACTGCAGTCCGTCTTCAGACGCCGGGATATCGCTTCCGCTGCCTTTTCTTGATTTAATTAAGGCTTTCAGCTCGCGTGTTAAATCATTATTCACAGCGTCCAGGACACGGACGATTTTATTTTTCGCGAACTTTTTGTTTTTCTCAGCTGTGAATGTAACGAGTGAGTTAATGTCCTTTTCAACGCTGACAGATTTATCGCGGGCGTCGAATGAAAATAAAAATTCGCCTTTGCCCAGACGTTCAACAATCGTATCGTGGTCAAGGCGGTGTAATACATCAACGGCGCCTTCGTACTCTACAAATGTAAGTGATTGATTAAAGGTTGCTCCTGCGCTCGCTCCAGCTACCCAAGCTGTCGCTTTATCCGGTGTAACCTCCGTGCCATCTTCCAGCAGCACACCTTCTGTTACGTTGATAATGCCTTCATAGTCACCAGCATAATTGGCTGTGACCCCTTGCACTTTTTGGCCTTGACCGTCGCGCAGACGCTTAATGAAAGCAGCAAATGTCGCCTTCAGCTGATCACCTTCCGCAACAGGAAGCACAATCACATCAAAACTCTCCGTCTCAGCAGCGGCTAAGAAATCTGTATAGTCAGAGTTGACAGGGGCTTTATCCGTACCGCCGGATAAACGGATTCCGGCTGATGCATTCAGCGTTTCAGCTGCAGTGTCTTCTTCTGATCCAGTGAGCGGAATTGTCGAAGACAGATCGCCTGTTCCGGTAAAGGTGACATAACCGTTGGCTTTTAATTCTTCAGCCTTTTTGACGGTCTGTTTATCAACCTCTGCTTCATCCATATACGTTGTCACGTCAAAAGCAGCGGCATCCAGCACATTGGGGTTAATACGGATGATGATGTCATTTCCTTTTGATCCGCCGTATACAGCAGTCGCTTTGACGCCTTCTGCAATATAAGCAGACGCTCGGACACCTTCGGTTAGACGGTACATCAATACCGTTTTCGCGTTTTTCTTTGCTTCACGCAATAGCAATAAAGACGGGTCATCAATGCTGAGGCCCACTTTTTTGTTAAGATCTTCGACGCTGGAAATGGAGACGAACGTTTTCGCTTCGCCCCAGCTTGATGCGACCGGAAGTGCGACTGTCCCCCGTTCACCTAGTGACACCCGCTCCTGTGCTGTCGTTTTAAAGTTAAAATAAATGCCTGCACGTTCTTTTTCTTTACCTGTTGTAAATGTTCCGCCATTCATGATGACATGACCTCCTTAGTTAAAAATGTTTGAATCAATTGTTTCGCTTCTGATTTCGTCATACGTGTTTGATCCACGCCAAATAAAGCCCCCTGAAGGATATCCGGCTTAACGCCGAACAATTCCTTCGCGTGCTTAGTCAAATCCGCTGTATCAAAAAGAGCTTCATGGCTCTCTGTATGTACAGCCTTCTTCTGTTGTTTGTCCTTTGCCACCGCTTATTTCACCCCGCTGTTCATGTCGATATCCTGTAAGACAGGCTGTTCTGTTTTGTGATAATAATATCGGCTGCTCCACCTGATCACCATGACCGCCTCGCCCCTGTCCCCAATTCTTGTCTCCATTCGGGTGATGCGAACCATATCCCCCGTCTTCTCACCAAATTCACTGAGCAGCGGAACCATATTTCTCGCTTCTCTGATAGCATCCGCGAGCCTGTCCGCTTCATCCAGCGCCTGAAGGGAGTCATGATGAAACAGCTTGACATTGAGACTGTAAGTTTTTTTAAATGTGGAGACCGTGTCTGTTTCCTCAAAAACAGATGGCGACGGGACATATAATGACGGTACCTGAAACTGATCAGGCAGCTCGTGTTCATAAATGGGAACAGACCACTGGCTGTACAAAAACGCCATGATCGATCCTGTTTCACTGTTCATCCTGCTCCTCCTTTACAGCTTCTTCAGCCACTGGCGCAACTTGCTTTCAAGCGATTTTTCAAACAGCTTTTCATATAAAAGCAACGCATGATCCCAGTAGCTCGTGCCCGGGATCCATTTTCTCTTGAGCGCCATTCCGGTTGAAGCCGCTGGATCATACATAAACTGTGAGCCTTGGAAACGCCCAGGCACCCACCTCACATTTTCTTTTGACGTCCAATGGCCGTCATTCAAAAATGAGGCGTAATCAAGCTGTGTGCCGACCTCAAGCGAAAGCCCGCCGCTTTGCACAATCCAGATATTATCCTCTGCGCCTTTCTCGAACGAGCTGAGCAGTTTTTCTGTATCAATCGTTTGTGTGCTGATGAGTTCAGATTGAACGATCTCCAGAAAATCTTGCCCGCACTCCTCGAGCCAACGGGATGCCTGTTGAGAAAAGGCGCCTGAGGCCGCTTCTTTTAATGACTTGTTTAGCTGTTTCAGCCCCGCTATTTTCATAGGCTTTCATCCCTGACTGCGATGACTTCCCAATGATGATGCCTGATCCTTTTCGGCAGCTTTAGTTTATAGTTATGATTCTCCCAAATGACTTTATCGTTCACGCGGATGTCCGCGGACAACGGAAAATGAACGAGAAAGCTATGATATACCGTTTGATTCGGCTCCTTCTGGATCAGCTGCTGCGTTTTTTCTGTAAAATAACAAGGGACATCTTGTTCATCAGGTGTGTCAGGATATGAAATGACCGGCTGCAGCTTATCCGCCGGAATCCCGAACCGGCCAGCAGACGGCGTTTGAGCCTCTTCATGATAAATGTCGCAGCGGTGAATGAGCATGTGCTGATAGCTCATAAAGACCTCACCTTCAGTCTGGAGGACTCAGGGACATAGCCCGGCGTAATAAACTCTTCGAGCAAATGATACACCTCCGGCCGCTGAATGCCGCCTTCTCCGGAAACCGTATAGGAATAATCGCCCATTTTTTCAGACTGATAGCTTGATGAGGCTGATTCATCGCTATTCACAAGTGCAAAATACTGGGCAAGCTTTACTAAAGCCAATTTCACCTTGTCGGGCAGCGGATCATACACACTGTCTTCAAAGCGGTGCCCTGTAATCAGAGCCGCTTCTGCTTCCGCCTCGATGATATCCTGGGCCAGCAGTTCCTCCGGTCTGTTTTTTACTCGATCATAGATCGAATAGGAGGCTACGTCAGTCGGTTTAATGAGCATGAGCTGACCACCCCGTTTCTATTATTCTTTTACGTTAATTAATTTCGCGCAGGCATCCTCTTCCTCGAACTTGCTGTCGAGCTTGGCCGTTAAGACGATAATGAATTTACGGGAGCGGATGTCTTTATCGACTTCAATTCGGATATTGCGGGAGAAGCCGAGAATGATATTTTTCGGATGTGTGAGAATGATATCAGAAGCGTCATATTGCGCGTCTCCCTCACCGACTGTGTACGGCTGGATATTGGATACCCCTTTCACCGGTACGCCGAACGCTGTTGATAAGCCGCCCTGAACAGCCTGGTCCCCTAGGTTTGTCTGGCGGTCCGCCACGCGGTCCTTCCATTCAACTTCTAAGCCGTGAGACGTATAAAATCTGAACTCCTGAGGAATACGCAAATATTTCGGCGGAACAGCCTTTAAGCCTTTCTTGAATGTCGCTCTGGACAATTCTTCACCGTTCATGTCAACGATGTGGGACACCGCTTGCTTGCGAATGCCGTCCAGCTGCGCCAGATACGGATCAGCTGATGCTGTATCGCCATTTACAATCAGCTCTTCAATATCAACGGCTGCACGCTCTGCTAAAATTTGCATGATCGTCTGCTGCAGGCCGTCTTTTTCAATGTTGTTTTCGAGTGTGTCATACGTAATGTTGATTTCCGCAATGACTTCCTTCGTGTTCAGCTGAACAGTGCTTGTCGTCGGAACTGTCAGCTCGTCGTTTGACAGTGCTTTTCCTTCTTGAGCAGCCCGCAGAATACGCTGGCCGAAGCCGATTTTCTCAAATTTTTGCGAGTCATTTTCCATTTGAATCACGCGGGATTCACTGAAAATGGTCGGCGTGTTTTGCACCATGCGGATAAAAGCCGATGCTTGCGCAGGGTTCATGAGTCCGCCGCTTTTTAAAGCAGAAAGCGACATTTCCGCTTTCCGAATGATATCTTGATTTCTCAATTGATTTCCTCCTCTTTGACTGGTTTACAGCAGTCCGCTCCAGATAGATTTTTTGACTTGCTCTGTATTGCTGCCCGCTTCGTCCGCTGTCTGTTTAGACGCGCCTCGCGCTTTTTCCAACGCCTCGATGCGTTCGATCAGCGGGGCAAGCATATCCTCAACGAGCTTTTTCAGACGCTCGTCATCACCCGTCTGCTCAGGCTTTTCCTCCGTGTCTGTGTTTTTTTCAATCCGCTCAAGCCGTTTGAGCAGAGGGTAAAGCGCATGCTCGAATGATTCTTTCATGTCTTCTTTTCTCATTTCTTCAGTCTCCTTTCCTGTTTTGTCAGCCAGCATCTGCTTAAATACACTGAAGAATCCCGCTTTTTCAACCGGTTCTTCCTCATACACATCAGCAGTGCCCGCCATGCTGTAGCCGGTGATGATTCCAGCCTTGATCTGTTCCCACACCTCGTCAGACGCTCTTGTCACGAGCACCCACGAGCCTTTTGTAATCTGCTTTGATCCGATCATAAAATCATCGGGCGCCACATATGACTCGACTACGACGCCGGTTCCGCCCTCAAAGCTGTGATTGATATCAATCTCCCGCGCCTCCGCGAGAAAGCCGTGGGCCGCTTTTTCAATTTCCTCGGCGGTCATGAAATCGCCGTGGGCATCAGGAACATCAGGCTCATACACGATTCCGTACACGAGCTTTTGTTCATCCAGCTCACTCTTAGTAAATACCCGAACCTTTTTTTCAAATGACGGAGGTCCGGCTGACTTCGTAAAGAAAAATTCTGTCTGGTTAGCTGCCTTGTCCACATAACTGACAAAGCTGATTTTCGCATTTCTTAATTCCCGCGCCACCTGCTTGATTCACCTCCCTTCAGGACGTTTTGATAGCTTCGATGCTTTCTTTCAGCTCCTGCATGAGCGCAGCCAGATTTGTCTTTTCCGCATCCTGTCCTGCGGGCCGTTTATAGATTTCCTCAGGCCATTCCTCAAGCGTTTTGCCAAGCACCCGCCCCGCAAGGTCGCGTAAATCATTCGGCGAAACGGCTCCGGCTGTAATAAAAGGACCGAGCACTTTCGCAATCTCAAGCGGATCGCGAAAGTCCGGTCCTTTTAATGTCAGCCTGACGTCATGGATATTCAGCTCCGGCAAAAGCAGCGTGTTCAGTTTATTTACGAGCGTTTTTCGCTCCGGCTGAAAAACCTGCTCCTCCGTAATTTTTCTGGCGGTATCAGCTGTCGCCCGGTTGTATTCCTGAGCTTCGCCTGTGTACAGCGGCGGGAGGCGGAACGCCGAGCGGAGCTTATTTCTGCTTTTTTCATCGTACTCAAGAAACAAGGCGTCGTTTTGGAGAATTTCCGCCAAGGATTTGATTTCCACGGACACCGGCGTAATATCCTCGCCCCCGTGGAGATCCTTCTCTTTCGCGATTCCTTCCGCTTCAATCAGGAGAAATTTATGGGCGTTTTCCACGCCTTCAAGGTCATTCATATACTCTTGGAGCTCCCGGTAAGAAGCTTCCGACAGCATCCCGTTTTCGACTGTGATGGCAGCGGGTACATGACGGCCCTGCTTAAAATACATAAAATTGAGCTCTTCCGCTTTTCGTGCTCCGTACAAATTGACGATATTGCCAACCCAGCGAGGCACGCCGTATACACCGCTTCCGATTTTGAGGTGAATGGCTTCATTTGCTTGATACTTCTCTGCCAGTGTGCTCACATATTCACCTGTGCGCATGTCCATTTTGCGCGGATCGCCGTATTCTTTGAAAAATACTTTCTTTCCATTGATCAGCTGCACAAATTTCCGAAAGCGTTTTTGCCGTTTGATTTGTTTCATTTTTCCGTTTTCTTCATACATAAAAGATACTTCAACAGGCTCGCCGGCTCCGCATACACGCATATTTTTCACATCTAAATATTCGATGCCGGCCGGTTTTCCCATCCCGTCGCGCAGCACTTCCATAAAGCCGTTACCTGTTTTTTCTCTGTCTTCGATGGCATAGCCTAAAATCATTTCAGCCGATTCGTCAAAATGAAGACATTTGTAAAATGCCTCAAGTCTGGCCCAGTCTTTTTCCGCTCTTTTCTTTTTGGTCTGGTCGACGTCAGTAGCGTTGACATCAAACGTGTACTCAACATCGAAGCCAAAGCCTGTAATGTTGACTCTGTACGCATCAATGCATTGCTGAAGAATCGTCGAGTACTCAGCAATGGTTTTGAGCTCAGTGATATTGTAGGGCGGTGCGATAATATCCTCTCCGTATAGCTCAGAAAAGTCATCTTCATAGATTTGCTTTGTCTGAGGAGCGGCGGCATTGGCTTTAAATACTGTCGCTCTGACTGTTTGATTGTGTATCATTTATGACCTCCTCCTTTCCCTGTTCGGCCGAATTCGTTTGTGTGCTGTCTCTTTCATATCAGCCACCTCATAATCATCAAGCGCATACCAAATCGCAGATAGCGTATGCGGGTCAATCGTGAAATCATCCTCTATCAGCGCACCGTTTTTATCTTTTGCGTACGTCAGCGTCTTGAGCTCATAGATGACATTTTCACAGCGGTCCGAACAGAAGATCTTTTTGAATCGTTTCACCTTTTTCGTGTATTGAAGCCTGGAGCCGGGAAACTTTCTGGCTCCGACCATTCGAAAGCCCTGCTGGCGGAAGTATTGGATGCTTTTCGGCTCAGCGGAGTCGGCTTTGATCAATTCCTGTGTGTCAATAAACTCACGCAGCTCCTCAGCGGTCCTGTCATCTGTCATTTTGTTTTGATAATACTCCCAATAAATGTAGAGATATTTTTTTTCTGGGTCGACAGCAAGCCGGACGACGGCATTATAGGATTCCTCGAATCCAAAATCCATGCCTGTGCGAAAAATCGGCTTGCTGATGGCTCCGATACATTTTTTTACTTGATCATGCGAAAGCACCTCGAACTGCGGCAGCACCCTGATTCCGTTGACGCCGAATCGTCCTTTGCGGGCAATACGGTACAGGTCAGGATCATACGCCTTGAGTCCGTCAAGCTGCTTCACATAGCTTTTCGGGAGAAAGAGGTTGTCGTTTGCTGTGGAATGATGATAATACGTATCCCCCTTCACAATCGTCCGCTTTTCGTAAAGTTCGCTGTCATCCAGTACAAACCGTTTATTTCGTTCATCACGAAAAAAATGCCGGTACGTCCAATTGGAGGTGCCGACAGGATTGGTGGTGCAGATCATATGAAGCTTCAGCTCAGGATGGCGAAGACGGCCGATTAATTCCTTGAAGCCTTCATACTTCACTTCTGAGCACTCTTCAATCCATATTAATGAAATGTTATGAACCGATTTTAATTTCGCCGGATTGTCCATGCCTTTGAACATGATCCGGCTGCCGTTTTGAAATCGCAGCTGGAGCGGAGAAGAAAGGGATGCCACAGCCTTTGTGAGGCCAAGCTCTTCAATCACCTCTTGAAACAAGGCGAAAGTTGAATCCCGATGGGTGTCGAACACCTCGCGGATGACAAGGGCGGTCCGTTTTTCCTCCAGCAGCTTTAGCACGATTTTCAATGCCGTATGATAGCTTTTGGATGAGCCGTAGCCGCCGACGAGAAACTGGTACGTCTGCTCCCAATTGAACACGTAATCTTCGAAATGAGGGTTGATTTCTTTGACAATCATGACTTGTCCTCTTTTCGTTTGATCATGATTTCAATCGGCGCTTGGCTGTCATCCGTTTTCTCCGCTTTTTGTTTGGCAAGCTTCAATTTCTCGTTTTCAATTTTTTGTTTAAATTGATCCGGAAACAAATCAAAATATAAGGACAGCTTCTCGAGCGCCTTCATTTTATCGGCCAGTTTGATGGCGATGCCTTCTTTGCCGAGCTTTGCTTCCGTCACAATGGTGCCGTCCACGAGCCCGGAGTCTTTGACATCGACAAAGCTGATTTCCTTCATAATCGGGTTATCATCTTCATCAAACAGCGGACCTGATTTCCCGACAGCCTGGACCTCTTTTTTTCCGAAGGTCACATAGTCCGTAATATCCGCAAACGCGATCTTGATATAAACCTGCAGCACGTCCATCGCTTCAATAAACATTTCATTGACCATTTCTTTTTTAATGCGTTTGATTTCAACAGCGACCTTTTCATTCTTTAACAGACGGCTGCCCGTCACATGGGCGCTGTCCGGAGAATAGCCCGCTTTGATTGCTGACTGTGTGGCATTGAAGCTTTTGACGTAATACAGGCAAAACAGCCGCTGGCGTTCATTTAATTCATCATTGTCTATCCGGCGCTGTTTTGGTTCATTTCCAGCTTCAGAAAACAAGGCCGTTTTCCATTTGTCTTGTTTTTTCCATATGCCGATTGTTTTTGCGGAAACACCAATGATGTCCGCAATCGCTCGATTTGTGATCTTTCCCTGATGTTGTTGATAGATTGCTAATGCTTGTTCGCGCTGTTGTGTTTTCATGCTACGGCATCACCGCCACCTCCAGCATGGATGTCTATTCATAAAAGCGGCTGATCTTGCCAGCCGCTTATGTGTCATGCTCTATTCACTTATAGGTGGCAAACGTATGACAAGCTTTCAGGCAAGCGATCGATTCATTTCCTCCTGCTGTCTTTGCATCTTTATGATCGCCCGTTTGATGGTTGTTTGCACAGTGGATTTTTTTACGCCGAGAAGATCAGCGATCCGCTCATAGGAAAAGCATTCTACCTTGTGCAGCAAAAACATTTCTTTTTCCCTGTCCGTCAACAGGGATAATGCTTCTTGGATTCTCTCTCTGTCTTCTTCTGATACCTGGCCGTCCGGCTCAAACATCATAGCGCTGGAAAATGATTCGATGATTCTCGGGTCTTTGATCATCAGCCGCTGGTAGGCGTCACGCCGGTCAATCGCCCGTCTGATGCCGGGCTGTCTTCCTTTTTCAAGCCATTCTGTTACATATTCAAGATCAGTAATCATATTTCTGATGATTTTTTTATCCTTCAGCTCTTCAGCTGAGAGCACGGATTCATCCGCCTCAGCGAACGTTTTATATTGTGTTCTTGTTTGTTTGAGCGTGCGTTTATATTCAAATAATAAGTCTTGCATTCTATAATCCTCCTTATTTTTGGCAATAAAAAACGGACACCAATCAACGCACAAATGCTGTGCAGTTGATCAGTGTCCGCAGGCTTTCCGTCTTGGACGTATTCTGTTTTCGCTTTAATTTAATTTGTAGCCGATTTCAAATTCCACACGGGCAAGGTCACCCTTTCTCGTTTCGACGAGCGTTTTTCCATGCTCCGGCGCTTCTGTGATCCATGCTTCTTGCTTGATGCCATCCACTATAATGACGCGGATTTTGCCTTCCTCCAGCTGGCTCTCCAGCGTGATGGAATCGATTTGCAGCAGTTTTTTAGGATTCATCATATATCTTTTCCTCTCTTTCTGATTCAGCGCTTTTTTTGGCCTTTTCTAATAGCTGAATAATATGCTCCATTGAATGAACAGAATTCCCTCTCAGAAATTCAAGAGCTGCTTGAGACGCTTCCAGCAGTTCGGGCGCAGCCGCCATCAACGCGGCATTGCTTTTTTGCGAATACGAGCTGAGGTCAAATACAGCGGCGATCAGCCGCCCGTTTGAATATGGGAATCTTTCTTTTTCTTCTTCGCTGTAAGCTGAATAAATATAGATCGGTTTTGTATCCCCGCACGGGACAGCACGCCACGGCGCAGGGCTTTTCTCTGCTTGTTTTGTTTTTGCCAACACTTTCACTTCCCGTCGTCCTTATACCATTGTTCAATGTTTTTTTCTGTTTGCTTTGCCCGAAACAGCAAAGCGATTAGAGCAGTCAGCTGTTTAATCACGGACATTCAGCCTCGCTTTTCCCGCTGTCAGCATTTGCTCCAGCTTTCGAATAACAGGCGTTAAATCAGTGCCGGACCGGCAGTTCGGGCATGGATGAAAAACGGCACCAATCTCGGTATGCTCCACAATCACTTTTTTTGTCTGACAAAGCTCGCACATTATCTGACGCCCTCCAATCTATGGTTCAGCTCGTATGCTGCTCCTTTGATAATCACTAAATAGTCGCTGCACATTTCGTAGATTCTCGTGCCGAGCGCTTCATCGACCCGGACAAGTGTTTCAATCGTCAGCTCGCTCGAAAGCAAAATCGGTTTATGATTTAAATAGCGGTAGTTAAGTACCGAATACATTTGCTCTAATTGCCAATCTGTAGCGCGCGGTTTGCCGTTAACCGGTTTAAATAGGTCATCTATAAACAGCACATCTGCCTGCTTCATTCGGCTCAGCTTCTGTTCCAAAAGGTCAAAGTCATTTTTCAGATCGGTGAAGCCTTCCACGAATGGAAAATAGATGACCGGCACATGGCGTGTTTTCATCAATTCATTGGCTGCAGCGGTCAAAAGATGCGTTTTCCCTGATCCGGGCTGTCCTAAAAGGGCGATGCTGTTTTTCCGGCTGCCCTTGATTTGTTCATAATCCGCCACATACTCTTTTGCGCATTCAAACGCGTCTTTTATGGCCTGCGGCTTTCCCTCCGTGCGGAATTCTTTGAAGCCCAGCTGTCTGAAGGCGTGAGTAATCTCACTGGCACTAAGCATCCGCTTCACTTTCCGTTCTGCCATGCAGCTGCACATCGTCCAAACCTCCAGGCCGTTCTGCCGGATGAGATAGCCTCCTTGATCCTTGCATCGCGGGCAATCATAGCGGCTTGCGTCTGATTCGGCCGGTTTGTCCGCCAGTAATGGACGTCTCCCTCTTCTCAGCTCGTCCAAAATGTGTTCGATTGTTCGTTTTGTCATCACTTTCCATCCTCTCTTGTTGAATTGCTGTATTCTTTTTGGCCTGTTCCGCGAAAAAACGGTCTTCAATGAATTTTGAGCAGTAACGAAAGGCCTTGATTGTTTCTGAAGCGGCGGTACGCCGGTTTTCAAAGGCTTGAAAGCATTCCTCAAGCCATTTGATTGTTTGCGTCACAGGAACGCCGATGGCAACAATACGGGCGATGGCTTGATAATCTCTTGAGGAAGGATACACGGTGCGTCCTTCTTGAGCCGACCGTAATTGTGTAAACCGCTTCGCAATGTAATCCACTGCATCATCAGCAGCAGTATATGTTTTTGTTTTATCTTTATCTGAGCGGACATCTGTGTCCGGTGCCTGCGGCAAAAATGACCGTTCCTTTATGCTCCGTTGTGCGATTTTGTCCGATCTGAAGCTGAATTTTTTGGAATGCTTTACCGAAATCATCAGTCCATATGGCGCACGGACAGCCTTAATGTACTCATGGATTTCGAGAAGCTCCAGCCATCTTCTGACGGTTTTCTCGCTTACGCCGAAGACAGCCGCCATTTCTCTCGCTTTTAACGGCTTATGGCCAAGCACGATTCCCCAGCTTACACCGTCTTTTTCAATTTCTTTTGTTGTTGAGCTGATGAACCAGAGAAACAGCCATAGCGCAGGACCTATTTTGTCATAATGTTCTGAATTCAATAGCCCTGAATATATAGGAAAAGGATAGCTTTTATCGGTTTTCATATGCTGCCGATTCCCCTTTTAACATCATGTAGGTTTGAAGCTGTTCTTGCGTTTCAAAGCGAAACACCGGAAGGCCGCAAGCCGTAAACGAAATGGTGCCGCCGGATTGTCCGAGATGGCGCTGATCTATGGGATTGTCACTAAAAACAATGTGAATCGGATACATGGAATCACTCTCCTGATCTTTTTCGATACATTTTGTATCAACTGTTACCAAGTATAAACGATACATTCTGTATCATCAAGTAATTTTTGATACTTTTTTTATCATTACTTTATTTTGATACGGATTGTATCTATAATCATAAGTAACTTAGGGAGTTAAAAAAAGAGAGGTCATAGTATGATAGGCGGCAGATTGAAGAGTCTCAGAGGGAAAAGGACACAGGAAGAAATCGCATCTCATATCGGTGTGTCACGGGCGCGATATTCCCACTATGAAAACGGGCGGAGCGAACCTGATTACGACACACTCCAAAAGCTGGCTGATTACTTTCAAGTAACCACTGATTACTTATTAACAGGAAAAGACAAAAAATCCGACGACGATATGTTTTCAGATCCCGACTTGCAGGTTGCATACCGTGATATGCAGGATTTTTCCCCAGAAAGCAAACAGCAGGCCATCGAATTTATCAACTATTTAAAAGAAAAAGAGAAAAACCGCAAACCGAAAAATAAATAATCTGTCTCTGTTCTCTAAAACATATAAAAAATAGACCGATATAAAGAAAAAAGTGTTTATTTTTTAAAGAAAAGGGAAAGATTTCAACATACTTTCTAGTCCTTTATGGGCTTTTCTTTCTCGCCAAAAACAGAACAAACGTTCGAAAGGGAGTATTCAATTGGGCGATTACTTATCACATCTGGAGGAATACGTAAAAAATTTATACAGCCGGCTGGGCATCACCTCCCCCCATCACATTGACATGCTGAAAATCGCAAAGGACCTGGATATTTGGGTTCATTTCGAGGATACGGGGAGCATGATGGTCAAACACGACGGCATGTACAGTATCGTATTGAACCAAAGAAAATCACGTGAAGAGCAATGGGAGGATTTTGGCCATGAACTGTGCCATGTGTTAAAGCATGCGGGCAATCATTTTCAGATGAACAAGCTCTTTCGGGAACTGCAGGAATTTCAGGCGAATCAATTTATGTACCACTTCTGTGTGCCAACCTTTATGCTGTTGCAGATTGAATTGCCGCAATGGAGAAGCCAGGCGCTCGCGACAATTGCAGCGGTTTTCCGAGTAACAAAGGAATTTGCGGAAAAAAGACTTGACATGTTTGAACGGCGTAAAGCAGGTATTCAATTTCAGAAGCGGCTTGCTTACTTATTATCACACAAGCGGCCAAATGCGTACGAGGAAAGCGATCAGCAGCACTTGCAGGTTGCCGAAGAAAAAGCGTTATATCATATCGGCAAAAACAGCTGATAAAAAAAGGGCTGGGAACACTGCCCCCAGCCCGGCATAGGCATTCATATTTTGACATCGGAGGAATGCCGCATTAGCGGCGATTTAAGATGAACGCAATGCGAACCGCAATCGGAGCAGCTGTATATAACTGAACTCGCCCCGGCCGTCACAGGCTTCGCCATGAGCCCATCTGCCTTGTGAGCTCACACAGGAATGCCTTTCTTCCAGCTCTTTAAAGACTTCATACCACATATTTGATGATAAGTATCCCGCGCAATCAAAAATGACAGCATATCTCTCACCTTAGGATCATCAGTCATGGCATAAAGCCGTGTCACCTGAAGGCGTCCATGTGCTTCCACATTTAAGTTGGCGCGAATACCTGAGGTTCAAATTTCCGCTTGAGATAATGTATTTTGCATTCCCCGGATAGCCATCGCACCCAAACCGAACACAATAGCATGCTGAGGATCATTCCTGACAACACTTCTGCCACAGCAGGTTCACTTTTATAAGCATTTCCACATGCCCGATCTCTTCTGTCCCGACATCATAAAGAAATTTTTCTATTCGCATCTGCACGGCAGGAAAAACCCTGAAACAAATACCGCATTATAAAGCTGATCTCACCGGATCGGCCGCCCGGCACTTCTTGGCGCTTTTTCGTATAAACCGGATCGGGATGAGCTGGCTTAGCTTGATATTGAAGTTCTTTCATGTGGTATAACAT